AGTATGGTATGAATCAACCCGCTCGTACGGAATTCTCTTCGTCCCCATCGTCTAGCCTGGCCTAGGACATTGCCCTTTCAAGGCAGTAACACGGGTTCAAATCCCGTTGGGGACACCACTTCCTTTGTACGACCCGTCAGCAGCCGGCCGATCGAGGCCATCCCCTTAAACTCAAAATAAATGCCTTCTTCGCCTTCTACTGGCGTCAGCGGTATGCGATTGCCGTTAAAGAGCTTTCCGAGAATCTGCCGGGTGGGTGCAACCTGACGCGTCATCATGGTCTGCCAGGATGTTCTGAAGTGGGCCCGCAGCTCCTTTTCCAGTTCATCATAGTCGGTCTGATCAAGTTCTTGGCGATGGTCGAGCTCGCTTAGCGCTTCAAGGAGTGCGGTTTTACGATCGTTACACTGCTGAAGAGCTTGAACCAGTGCCGGGATGTCCCCGCCGGCGGCAACGGCGGCCACCAGCCTCCCGCTTTCGGCATCCACTGCCGAGATCTGCTGATGGTACCGTTCGCGATTGTGCCTCTTTTCTTTTTGGGAGGCTCGAAACTTATCCAGCGCCTTCCGCACTACGGTATCGGTAACGTCAGGGTGGAGCACCTCTTTTCCAAATACCCCGAGGACTGCCTCATTTGCCGCATCCATTGGCGCCAGGTGACGATTTGAGCACGCTGTTCGACCTCTGAGGTGGTATGTCATGCAGCCGTAGAAATAAGCTCGCGCGCCCTTTCTGAAGCTGCTCTTCACGTATACGCTGCCCCCGCAGAGTCCGCACTTGATGAGACCGGTGAGAAGATATTTTGAATCAAGGTTGCTCGCTGGTCGTCCCCACAGCTCGCCTTTTGTGCCTCGCAAATAGACGGAACGTGTTGCGCTCAGGCGATCGTGAGCCGCTTTCCAGTCAGCTTCGGAAACAATTTGAAGGTGTGGGAGATGGAGTTTCACCCAATCTTTTTCTGGTCGCTTCCGTTGTTGTTGAATGCCCCAGGGATTCCGCTTCTTTGTTTTGTTCCAGATCAGCTCTCCGAGATAGAGACGGCGAAAAAGGACACTCCGGACAGACGAAGGGCTCCAGGAGATTCGTCGCCCGACGCTGTTACGAGGGGCGGGGAGGCCTTCGTCATTGAGCAGTCGAGCGATCGATACCATCCCTTTGCCGGCAGCACACAACCGAAAGATTTTGCAGACGACGGCGGCCTGTGCCTGGTTGATCCTGCGCTCGACGTGGTCTCGTTTTGGTCGGCCATAGGCATCCATGACGGAGGAGAGGATTTCGACATTGTCGAATCCATAGACCCGGCCGCCGGTGACATGGCCCAGCAGTGCTTTGCGATGCATGGCATCAAAAGTCCTCTGCTGTGCGCGATAGCGTTCCCCCTCGTCCATGAGCCCGGTGAAGGCGAGGCGCATCTTATCCATGAGGTTGTCCAGCACGATTTCACGATTGTCGAGGTAAGCAAAGATGCGAATTCCGGACAGTGAGAATTGCTTGAGGACGTGCGCGGTCTCGATCGATTCACGACCTAAACGGCTTTCATCCATCACGATGAGGATCCGGAACGGCGCTCGACGTTTCAGGGCGCTGAGTAGCTGCTGGAAACCCGGCCGGCGCTCAAATTCTGCCCCGCTGATTCCGTCGTCTTCATAGACATGTTCGTCGGCTACGGCCCATCCCCTGGCGGCAGCATAGGCGTGGGCGCGGGCTTTCTGTCTTTCCACAGAGCGAGCGTCTTCACTCATTCCCGTTTGAGCCGTGGACTTTCGGACATAGATCGCGGCGTGCATGTTGCCCTCTGAGGTGATGGGTGAGGAAAGTCCTTCACTGGCCATCACTTAAGCTCGTTCGCCGATTCAGTCAACGAATTTATATGCTTACGTCCCTGGGGGGATTGAACCGTACCTCTCCGATGTGTCTGAAAATCCTGGTAGAGTGACTCTGCTAAGAGGTCGGTGATTTCCTCAAAAAGTTCCGGCGGCCAAGGCCTTCCAGAGGCACAATCATGAGGATGAGAGATCGATCCAATCACTTTTCTATGCTCGCTCTTGCCCATATCTCGTGAAAATCGCCCGGGCCTCGGTTTGCAATTCCAGGAGGGTGTCGTAGGCAAACCCATCCCGGAGGCGCCGCCCCAACCGATTGACGGTCGAGGCGATCGCATCCAGCAGTTCATCCGACTTCTTGAGCAGTTCGCCATGTGCGGTAGTGCCGGCGAGCTCGCTCAAGATAGCTTCTCGGATTTGTCGGTCGCGATGAGCCAGGCCGGTCGTAATCAGGCCCAGTGCCGTTTCGATTCGACGCACAGCCAGGCGACGCGTTTGGGCTCTCCCGAGGTCTTCAGCCAGTTGCATCTCAGGTGTACCCCAGCTTGGTGTGGATGACGTCGGGCATGTGCCTCACGAGCTGCTTCGCCATCAGCCGGCCATCGACGTAGAGGTTGATCTGCTGCGTGCCGGAGCCGCCGAAGCCCATCGCGGATTGCATGAACTTGGCGCCGCGATCGTTCAGCGGAATGGCGGCCTCAGGCGAGCCCGCTTCGGCAAATTTGCCGATCGTCGGACCGGTCATAATGCCGCCGTCGGCGAATGGGGTGGCGAGAGCCGCAGTCGCGACGCCGATGGAAGTTCCTAATGCCGCTTGCAAGGATCCGACGCCCACAGCCACGGCCGCCGTACCGGTAGCGAGCAATGTTCCGGCGGCCGCGAGCATGGTGGCTCCGATGGGTGCGGTGAAGACGCCTGCGACAAGAGCAGCGCCAATTCCGGCCATGATTGAACTGACCATCGATACAACGATTTGCATCGTCGCCATCGCCGCGTTACCAACAGCCGCGATTCCGCTTAATGCTCCAATTACTCCGGCCGAGATAGCCTTGTTCGTCGCCATCACGATTCCGAGTCGAGCGGTTTCTCCGGCAACGGTTGCCGCTGTCTTGGCCGATTCCGTAGCGGCATGTTGAGCCGCCTGTGCGCTGGCCGCCGTTTGGCCGAAGATGAGTTGCTTGCCTTGCTCGAGGATAAAGGCGAGGGTGGCTTGGACGGCCATGTTCACAAATGAGGTCAGAATGGTCGTCCACACTGATTGGAGGAAGTCCGCGAAGGTTTTGGTACCCTGCAGCATCCCCACAATCGCCTGCGAGAAGCTTTGGACAATCGACGACCAGGTAAAGGCCGCACTTTGCCGAATAGCGTCCATCTGCTCCGTGAAAAAGCTTTTATGTTGAACCCCGAGGGCATTGAGCTTGTTCGTTTTAGCGATCTCGATATTTTCAATCGCCATCGCCTGCAATTGTGCGTCCTTGATGGTCTCCATCACCTGTCGACGCCGGGCCTCTGCGGTGCGTTCGATCTCGTAGCGTTGCGCGTCTTCCCCGGTCATCGCGGCCTGGCGAATCTCTTCGAACATCTCGATTTCGCGTTTTTGTTCCTCGATCTTGATGGCGCTGAGCTTCATCGTCTTGGTGCGCTCGACGCTCTCCAGCAAGGACGCCCGCTCAATTTCATCGCTGACGTTGTCTTTGATGAATCGGGCGCGGGTGGCGGCCTCTTCTTCGATGAGTTCGATCTGTTTTCGACCGTCGGTCATATGCTCAAGCCACAGTGTGTGCTGCAGGGCCGACGTCTGCTTGGCCAGATCCTGCTCATTTTTGAATCGGGCGTTGACGATCCCCCCGAGGGCCTCTTGAGCCTTGCCCTCGGCCAGCGTCTGGCGGTATTGCTCCAGCGATTGTTCAAGGATGAGTTTCCCCAACGCGGCTTCCCGCTCGGCGTTATAGAAATCGATGGCCTGCGCGTCTTGTTGAGGCCCATTCACGGTCGGAAAGGCTTTCAGAGCATGACCGGCCCGCTTGACGGCCGCGACGGCCTGTTCGACCTTCTTCGTCACCACGTCGATCGGACCGGTCGAGTTCTTCGACATCAGTCCGAAGTCCATCGCGATCTGTTCGGTGTAGAGCTTCAGCTGGTGCTGGTTCTTCGCGAGCATCTCCTCCAGGGTCTTGGCGTGCTCCTGGAAAATCTTTCCCCCTAGCATGTCAGGCAGCTGCGCCCCCAACTTGGTGATGTTCAGGGCGAACTGCTCCAGCATCCCGATCATCACCGTGAAGGTGGAGACCACCACATACCCCAGGGCCTTCAGCCCCAACAGCAGATAGTCCACAAACGAACTGTTTTTGATGTCGATCGAGGCCTTGGCGATGGAGCTCATGATCGAGAGGAGATCGGTGGCGGCCGTGACGAGGGCCCGCACGTCTTTCTGAATCTCGTCTTTGATCCACTCCCGATTCGCCTTGACCCAGCTCAGCACGCCGTCCGTGACTTCGGTGAGAATCGGGATCAAGACCTGCGCGATATCGTTCTTGAAGCCCTCGGCGGCAAACCCCAGGCGGGTGAGGCTATCGTTGAAGGCTTCGGCCCCCTGCGCGGCGTCGGTCGTCCAGACCACCCCGAGCGCCTTCGCTTCTTCCATCTGTGCGCGGATGGCCGCAGACCCCTGGTTGAGCAGCGGCAACATCTGCATGCCGCTTTTCCCGAACACCTCTTGGGCGAGGGCCGCGCGCTTCGTCTCGTCCTCCATGTGCGCCAGCTGGTCGGCCGCATCGAGCATGACGTCGTTCAATGGGCGGAGGGTGCCGTCGGCTTCCTTGTACGTGACGCCGAGCGCCTGAAAAGTCGTTCTGGCCTGTGTGGACCCTGTCGCCGCGTCCTGTTGCGCCCTGGCGAGCTTGCCCATGCTGGCGGTGAGCTGATCCATGGATACATCTGAGAGATCAGCCGCGAACCGAAGGCCGGACAACGTTTCTACCGCCACGCCGGTCTTTTGAGAGGCCTTATTGATCTCGTCGCCCACCAGGGCGGAGGACTTGGTCATCGAAATCAATGCGGCTCCGGTGGTCGCGGCTACCGCCGTCAATGCCCCGAGCGCGACGGTGCCGATCTTGGCCGCGTTGGAAACCAGCTTCCCGAAGTCGTCTGTATTGCGGGCGGCGCGGTTCAGTTCCTTCTCCATATTGGAGGCATCCATTTTTAGCCTGATAATGAGGCTGCCTGTGTCACCCATTCTTCACCTCCTCAAAGGGCACATCTTCATAGGGATACCCAAACCCGGCGCAGATGGCCTTGATGACTAAAAATCCGAAGCGCTCATAGTTGTCTTGTGTGATGAATCGTTTCACCAACTTCAGCCGGAGAGGTGGGCCTCCTCGTTGTAACCCGGCCCAGATCATGTGCTGAGTGAAGGGGAGATCCACCGGGCATTCGAGTGGTCGGGTTGTTTTAAACATTCCAAATTGATCCGTGGCCAAGCGAATGGCGCCTGCGTCGATGAGGAGTTGACGTGGGCCACTGAGCTGGATCGGTAGACTTCGCGGAGTGGTTCGGCCTGGTAAATGTTCCGTCATGCGGACATCTCCTTCAGTCGTCGATTCGGGTGATCTGTGTTCATAGGCCTGTCCGTTCGGTCATCGACCGCTGCAAATATTCCCGGATGAACCGGATCAGCTCGGCGCGCAAGACGTAGGCCTCGCCGATGTTGTCCCGGTAGCATTCGAGCTTTCCGGCAGTCATCCAATACTGAACAGTCGATCGATACACTCCGAGCAGCTGAGCTATGGCCGCCGGGCTGAAGCAGGGAAAGGCCGGCACGCTCACGGGGACGGGCTGTGGCGATGTCGGGACAGGTTGAGAAGCACGGGGTGCTTCCGTGGAATCTGACCTCCGGTCGAGTGACTTGCGCGGAACCCATCCCTCTCGGCGTCCTCCTGTCCATGTCATCGATCACGTTTCACCCAGCTCGTTCGTGGTCGCGCTTCTGGGTCCCGATGGACCCAGCTGGATCGATCCGGATCGACCGGTGCAGGCGCCGGCGGCGGCTCATGTCGCATCACTGTTAAGGTGTCGAGGTTCGGATTGAGGATCGCGAGCGCCGTCATGGCATAAATCCGGAGATCGAGCGCCTCATTGCGGCTACGCTTCTTCCGGTAATACGATCCCATCAATACGCCACGTTCCCACTTGTTGACGCGTTCTTCTGCTGTGAGTTGCTTGAAATATTCGAATTCGTCTTCGGTGTAGGCCGTGAGGTTTGGGAAATGGCAGTACCCTGGACCGAAGTCTTCGAGCTTCAAGCGGTCGAATAGCGTGTCTTTGGAGGTGTCCGTTCCGGCCAAAAACAGGCGGATGCCGTTGATGATGCTGCCCATCTTGTAAACAGGGGCACCTGGCTGGCTGGATCCCTTCACGGCCCAGATGCGGCGATTCTGCCGTGGTAGGACAAACTCATAGACTTCCTTTGCGTGGTGACCAGTGTCGATGCAGGCTGTTGCGATGGTCAGAAACCCACCGGTTTCATGATCCCAGGTTCGCTTCAACCACTCGTCCACTTGATCCCATAGAGTCTTGTCCGTTGGCGATCCGAACCACTTCCGGTAGTCGATCGACCAGCTTTCCTGGCCCTTGCCCCAGCCGACAAGCTCCGCCTCAATGCGGTCTTTCTGCACATCGATCCCGGCGGTCAACACCACGACCCCTTCGGGTACCGGTGCCGGATAAATTTCGACTCGGTTGTGAAGGTCGGATTCCTCAATCCGTTCGCCGCCTTCTTCCCACGTCTGCGCAAGATTCGTGTTGATAAACGTCTGCATGGCTCGAAAATCATGGTTGTGGTTGATCTCCGTCCACTCAGAGGCTAACTTGGCCCAATTGTTGACCCAGCCATAGGGCGCATAGAGCGCATTGAGCCAGAACCCGGCGGCCTTGGGCATTCTTCCGTTTCCGGCTGCCTGAGCGATCCACTGACCATCCGCCAGCATCCGCGTCTTATGCTCTTCGCCGATCAGTTCGTGACACTGTTCACACAGAACCTTCGCCTCTTCTGGCTTACCTTCCGGCCAACTGAGGTTTTTCCACATCAGGACCTGTCCATGGTCACAAAATGGGCAGGGGACGAAATGTTTTCTCTGGTCGCTTTCGAGGTACGCTTTCTCGATCACGCTCGTTTGCTTCAGCAGTGGAGTGGAACAGCGGTAGATCTTATGTCTGGCATAGGTCAGGGTGCGTTTTTCAGCAAGCTCGCATGGAGATCCTTCGCCGTTGACGTCGAACGGGTAGGCGTCGCACTCATCCAAAAATAGATTCCTCGCAGACATGAATCGCAGGCCTGGACCGGAATTCGCTCCAGTCAAACACAACATTCCTCCGGTAAATTCCTTCGACGTGATGGTGTTGCCTGAATCGCGAGAGCGGGATTCACGAACTAATCCCCTGAGGCAAGGCACGAGATCGAGCATGGGCTGAATTTTCTGTTTCGAGAGCTTGCCTGCGAGGTCGAGACTCGGCTCAACCAAAAGCATAGTGGATGGGGCTCGATGGATCGTGAACCCGACCCAGTTTTTCCCTGCCTCAGTGCCGCCGATCTGCGCGGGCTTCATGAACACAATCTCGCGTACAGGGGAGCCTGGAGATAGCACGTCCATGATCTCGCGCAGATACGGCGTTCGGCTTGTACGCCACCGCCCAGACTCTGAATTCCAGGAAGGCAAGACCATGTGCTGATCTGCCCACTCCGAAATGGTTTCGATGGGGTCAGGTGTCAGGCCATTCAGTAGATGTTCGACAGCTTGTGTCGGCTCGGCCAGTTCCATCATGGGAGCTGCACGCGCTTTCTATTCTGAGTTGGAAGCCGAAATCCTTTTCTCAATGCGTTTCGTATGAGCATTCTCACCGCCTCGATTTCAGACCGCCGCCAACATTTTTTGTCCTTTGACATCGGGTGCCTTGGCTAAGTTTTCGAGTACGTGGTGAATCTCATCGCGCAGCAGATTGAAGACCGCTGTTTGGTCACTTTCCGCAGCCAGCGGGCCAGCCAACCTGTCAGGTAGATTCTCGAGAGTGTCGCGGATCTGCCGGCCAGCGGTGAACCAGGCCTTCGTAACCGCATCCCGCGACATCAATTCTCCCGTGATACGCTTCAGCCGTACTTGTTTGAGTTCATTGTCCAATTCGAGTTTCCGGGTAAGTTGCTTATCACGGCCCTGCCGTAGATCCTTCTTCTTCAAGAGTTGGACGTAAGCCAGCACAGCCTTTTTGGGATCGTGCACCCCGTTCACAGGTGAGGGCAGAATGCCTTCCTTGATCATGGCGCCGACCCGCTGACCCGACACTCCCAGAGCCTCGGCTAACTCGGTGTTCGACCATCCATAGGCTGCGAATAAACTGGGTTCGGCGAACATTAGAAAATAAAATCCTTCATAATTGCCCTACACGCACGCGTTTCTTTCTTCCTGGCTCACGCTATGGATCGCTTCCTGATCGCTTTCCTGAGCCTTGCACGCTCTCTCCATCAACCCAGAAAAAAAACATCATAGCCTACCCAAATACCGAGATCAGGCGACCCCCGATAATCTATTTGGCGCGGAAGGACCCGCTAAGCCTGTAAAGGCAATGCGATAGAGACGACCATCCTTCATCGTCGCAAGGCTCTCCAATACGCAAGAAATTGGCTGATGGATGAGAACTCGCGACGAAGTGGATCGCTCATGTTCAAGGCCATGGTTGCTAGCTCTTCGTTCGGGATGCGGGCGAGCGCGGCATCAGGCCACGGCGTGGAACTCAGGCGTTCAGCCGCAGCCAGCGCCTCATCAAGTGACCTGGTCTTCATTCGCTCGAGGCGGACACTATCCGATGATGCAGGCGGAGCTGTGTGCGGCATGGCCTTCTGGATCTGCGGCCGATGTCCCAGCGTGGTACGCACTGTTCGACCGATGGTGTCGCTGAGTATGTGGCGAAGCTTATTGTCCAGCGAGGATATCTGAGTGGTATTCAAGGTCGTCATGCGCATCCTTTCATTGTTATGAGCGATGGCCTCAGGCTCTTGGGCCATTCAATCAGGTAGCATCGTCTCCACATGCCGGCGCCACGTGCGAAGCTCCTGGCTTGGTTCCCCAGACGGTTGGGAGAGGAAGCACCAGGCCGGATCAGCATGGAACAGTCTGAACGACGGCGTGCCGGCCATGGCAGATTTGAGGTCTTGTTTTTGGCAATGCCGGTGAAGCCGATGAAGCTCCGAATTCAATTCAGCCGCATGATCGAGGCATGCGGCTAAGGCTTGAACTGTGGCGCGGATGGTGGCTTCAACCGGTCGCGCCATGCGCACCTTCGCTTGCCGCTCGATGTCCTTCAGTGTCTGTTGCAGCTTGGTGACAGCTGACGCAATTGGGGCGGCCTCGACCGCGAGGCGACCGAGTTCCTCCCGGCAGCTGACCAGCTGGTGCTGAATTGGATCGTCAGCGCCTTCGGGGCTTTCGCTCAGGAGGATGCTTGCTCGCACCTGAACAAGCTCTTGCTCATGGTCAGCCACGAGTTGTCTTAGCTCGGACATACGCTGTTCAATTTCTTCTCCGCGCGTTCTGAGACGCTGCATCTTGTGGGATGCCGCGACGAATTCTTGATCGTTTCTCCAGTCCATTCGCTCAACTTCGCTGATGTCCACAGAAACCTCCTTGGATCGCAGGCAAGTCCGTTGCCGATCGGGGCCATGATGGCCGGTCAGTGTTTGTAGGCGGGAACGCCCGTCTCAACTCGGTCGTTCCCGCCGAGGCACGGCGCCGTGACGTTCGCATGATCGAAGCCACGGAGCCCTGCTCTGAAAGAAGGATGTCGTCAGGAGATTCGAACGAAAGCTCGTTCAGAAAGTGCGCCGCGAGCTGTCGAATGAATTGGAGAATCGGCCCGCTGGGAAAGGTCTCATGCTGGTTGTTCGGCATCATTCTCTCACCCACGATTCCGTGTCTCTCTGCTGCGGAGCCGAGCCACCACAAGGCGACTCGACCCCAGGTGAGATGCAGACTTGCTGATGCCGGTCACCCGCCGGAATTCAGTTCCCAAACCGTGTTCGCCCGACCGCGCGCTCCCCAGGACTAGAGCGGGGAATCTCATGCTGAAGGTGAGAAGAGAAGAGCAGAGAAG